GGCGTTTAGTTTCTTTGCTCAGGCGTTGAAGTGCAAGGGGGCTTTGAAGCTCATAGCAGCTGGCTTCTCTCGTGCAGAAGATGTCATGTACGACATGCCTCGCCGAAACCTGAACCTAGAATATATCTGGAAGCAATACCACTCTGTATATTCTAAACGCCTTGGACATAATTACTGGGCCGTGTATAATGCACTGACTGATTGGTCAACCCACCACGGCGCAACACGCACCTCAAGTGAGACGAACATTGCAGCTATACAGAACGAGCGACAGCAGTTAGTACGTGATGCTGTTAGAACTAGCCACTACATGAAGGCGGCATAATATGACTAAGACATTTGGAAAGTACCACCTCAGTTTAAATTTGCGCAATGGTATAGGCCTTGACCTAGAGTTTGCAGACACCAGAGCTATCTGGGTTATGGCAGACGGAGGAGACTTCGAGGCAGCACAGTTCGAGGGTATTGTTTTATCTCTACCCTTCTGTGTTGTTACATTCGGGCAGGTGTTCTTGCAAGGAGAAGAGTGATGGCAACAGGACAAACACACGGCGGTAAAGGAAGTGCAGGCCGCCCAGTAGATAAAGAAAAGTTTGATAATAACTTTGATGCTATATTTAGAAAGGCAGTTAAAGAACTTAAAGACGACCCAAAGAAACCAGAGAAGCCTAAGAGCTAGAGGTTAGCATGCAAGATATATTACTAATGTTTACAGCCACGATGGTGGCAGCACTAAGCGTAAACTTTTTATACATCTCAGAAGCAATGAAAGACGAGGAGAGAAAACGATGTTCCAAGAAACACTGAGCGGCAGCCCTAGCCCTGAAGCAATAGCAACAGCTAAGGCAGCAGTAGATGTAGCAGACGGTAAGGTTCCACTTAGTACAGCGTGTAGTATGTACAACGTAAAAGAACAGTATGTTATTCAGTACATCATTGACCGGACTGAATACGAAACCATCTTAGATATAAGAGGCTAACACATGACCGAAGAAAACAGAGGCATAGAAATATCAATACAGCAGGTAGTGTCGTGGCACTTAGCTCGCAACTTGATTCACGGTTCCAACGATAAGGCTCAAGTCCTTAAACTAATACAGGAAGTAGGTGAGTTGTCTGATAGTGTTTGCAAGAACACAACACCTATTGATGACATCGGAGACTGCATAGTCATCTTGATTAACATGTGTGTACGGAACAACTTGAGCTTGAAGGACTGCATAGACCACGCATACAACGACATCAAGGATCGCCGAGGCATGATGGTAGACGGGATCTATATTAAAGAAGATGATGCAGCAGGTAACAAGTAGTGCTTGCCAATTGATATTTAAACTGATAAACTTCACTAACATTTTTTAACCCACAGAAGGAAAAGCAACATGGCAATTTTACAAGGCGCAGCATATTGGGCATCGGTCACTACACCCAACACAACTTTTGATCCGGTGTACTCAGTGAACTTAGTTGTAGACGAAGCAGTGGCAGAAGAGTTTGAGTCACGCGGCTTTACCATCAAGCAGATGGACGAAGGCCCAGCAGTTGTTATTAAGCGTAAGGTCAACGGCCCTAATGGTATGGTTCGACCAGCCCCACGTTTAGTAGATGCAAACAAGAACCCTCTCGATGCCCGTGTAGGTAACGGCTCAAGCGTGAAGGTGCAGTACAAAGAGTGGCAGTCAGAATATAAAGGTAAGACTTTCTACGGGTTGGACTTCCAAGCTATGCAGGTTATTGACTTAATTGAAGTCGGCTCCCCTGACGGCTCAGAGTTTGATGCAATGGACAACGGAATGGAGGACGAACTATGAGTGTAGTAACACTCGATGATATCGCTTACGAAACGGACTTAATGACAGATCAAGCTAAAGAAGTTATAGGTCTTGTAGCAGAGGTTGGCAGTAAGCTTGCAACTGCGAGTGCAGAAGAGTCTATTTTACAGGCAGCGATGGTTACACTCATCGTTAAACTTAGAGAACAACTCACGGATGAGATGATTGCAACAGAGGAAGTTGAGCAAACCGAGGAGTAAGGCGCATGCCTTTTGTTAAATTTCACCAGCCGTGTAGTGACTGCGGCTCTAGCGATGCAGCGTCTGTCAATGATGACGGATCTGCATGGTGCTTTAGCTGCAACAAGTATTTTAAAGACTACAGCACATCGGAAGTGCAACAACCTGATACCGTGACGGACTTCGAAGTGTATCAAAGGAACAGCAAGATGGAACACCACCCACCCACACAACATGCTGCATCGTTCAATGAATTAACTGACCGCAAGATAAGCTTAGCTACTGCTAAGAAGTACGGCGTTAAATCAACTATGGCGGGCGGCAAGATTGATAAGCATTACTATCCCTACTACAACGGCCACGAGTTTGCAGGTACTAAGATTCGTAAGCCCAACAAGGAGTTCACTTGGACAGGGAGTCCGAAGGAAGTAGGGTTGTTTGGAGAGAACCTGTTCAAGGCAGGCGGTAAGTTTATAACTTTAACAGAAGGCGAATGCGATGCGATGGCTGCTTACGAACTTATGGGTTCTAAGTGGCCGTCAGTATCTATAAAGTCAGGGGCACAAGGAGGTGTCCGTGATGTTAAAGAGAACTTAGAATACTTAGAGTCATTTGATTCTGTTGTCATTAACTTTGACAACGACAAGGTGGGCAAAGAAGCAGCTCACGCTATTGCAAAACTATTAACCCCCGGCAAAGCTAAACTGATGACACTGCCCGTGGACTACAAAGATGCCAACGATATGTTGCGTCAAGGTAGACACGCTGCGTATGTCAGTGCTTTCTGGGACGCTAAAGTCTACACACCATCCGGTGTATTGAATCTCTCTGACCAGCTTGGTGCATACCAGAAGCTACGGACAGAAAAGAAAACAGCTATTCCCTACCCTTGGCAGGGCTTAAACAAAAAGCTAGAAGGCATGCGAGCTGGTGAGTTAGTTACTCTTACTGGCGGCACAGGTCTAGGCAAGTCATCGGTTACTCGTGAGATCGAACACTGGTTGATCGAGAACACACAAGATAATGTGGGTGTTATAGCTCTTGAGGAGAACTGGTCACGAACTGCTGAAGGTATCATGGCAGTCGAGGCTAATGCGAAGCTGCATCTTGACAGTGTTAAGTCTACGTTCACAGACGAACAGCTAGACCAATGCTTCAAGAAAGTATTCATGGGTGAGAACGAAGGTCGCGTATGGATTCACGCACACCACGGCGTCAACAACCTAGATGACATCTTCAGCAAGTTGCGCTACATGATCATAGGTCTAGATTGTAAATGGATTGTAGTCGATCACTTGCACATGCTTGTACTTTCTACGCTTGAGAACGATGAGCGTAAAGCTATTGACGGCATCATGCATCGTCTACGTACTATGGTAGAAGAGACAGGGTGCGGCATGATCCTAGTGTCTCACCTCCGCAGAGTAGAGGGCAACCGTGGACACGAGAACGGCATAGAGACAGGGCTATCACACCTCAGAGGATCGCAGTCTATTGCTCAGTTGTCTGACTGTGTCATAGCATTGGAACGCAATCAACAATCAGAAGACGCAATAGAGGCATCGACCACCAAGGTCAGGGTGTTGAAGTCTCGATACACTGGCGATGTTGGAGTTGCTTGTAGTCTCTTGTATGACAGCGTAACAGGACGCTTGAGAGAGCTTGATAGCTATGATGAGTCGCAGTTTGATGGAGATATAATATGACCACCACCTTCAACGGCTTTGAGATAGACAAGCACAACAAGCTGTTCAGGCCTATAGCTGTTATAAGCTGGGCATACTACACGCTCAATGGTATTAAGGTTGCTATTAAGTACAATGTTCTGCAACAGTACTACGAAGAGATGCTGAAAGATTCACGGAGTCCTCATGAATAAGAAGTGTAACAAGTGCAAAGAAGTTAAGGAGCTTACGGATTTTTGGAAGCATAAGCGGACGAAGGACGGACGGCAAAGTGCTTGCATCATATGTCAGAAGGTCTACACTAAGGAGTACTCCAAAGTTAATTCTGAGAAACTAAGGTTGCGCTCTGCTAAGTGGCATAAAAATAACCCAGAAAAAGCGGCGGCAAAGAGTAGGCTGTGGGTAGAACTCAACCCAGAAAAAGCGGCGGCTTATAATAAGGCGTGGGGTAGAGCTAATCCCGACAAGATACGCCTAAAAAATGCTAGACGCTATATTGCTAAGAAACAACGTACAATGGCGTGGTCTGATCTTGAAGCTATAGAAGCTATATACGCAAAGGCTCGACACCTTACAAAAGTTACAGGGGTTCGACACGAAGTTGACCATTACTATCCGCTACGAGGAAAATTAGTTAGCGGCCTTCATGTTGAAACAAACCTACAAGTATTAACAAGCCTAGAGAACCAAATAAAAGGCACTAGCTTACAACCATAAAGGCAGAATAAAATGAGTAACTTAGTATTTGATATAGAAGCAGACGGCTTAGACCCCACGAAGATACATTGTATCGTGGCACAAGACGTTGATACTATGGACGTATTTACGTTCGACAACACACAGTTGCAAGAAGGTTACGATATGTTATCTTCTGCAACTAAACTGATCGGTCACAACTTGATAGGCTATGACATCCCTGCAATTAAAAAGGTTGCAGGAGTAGACCTGTTCGACAAGAAGATTGTGGATACACTCGTGCTGTCGCGTTTGTTCAACCCAACCCGCGAAGGTAACCACGGTCTTGAGGGCTGGGGCTATCGCTTGGGCTTCAAGAAAGGTGACTTCGGACAACAAGAAGATGCGTGGGATGTATACACACCGGAGATGTTAGAGTACTGCAAGAACGATGTAATGCTAAACACCAAAGTCTATGAAGCTTTGAAGCTTGAGAGCCGTGGCTTTACCCCGCTGTCTGTACAGATAGAACACGCAGTAGCTAAGATCATTGACGAGCAACGCACTACGGGCTTTGTGCTAGACGTTGAGAAGGTCATGGGCTTGATGGCTATGTTTGAAACCAAGCTGCATGACATTACAGTAGAGGTTCACGAAGAGTTCCGTCCGGTTGTGATAACGCAGATACTCTCACCCAAGTTCACAGCTACTGGCGCATTAGCTAAGACAGCTACAGATCAGCACGGTAAGGGCACACGCCTGTCTGATGACGAGTACGAGCGTCTTACTCTGGACATGGACACTAAACCTATTGCACGACACACTGAGACAGAGTTTAACTTAGGCTCACGCAAGCAGATCGGCGAGTACTTAATTCGTTTTGGTTGGAAGCCTGTTAAGCTTACACCTACAGGCCAGCCCATTGTGGATGAGTCTACGCTAAACAAAGTTAGAGGCATTCCACAGGCCGCACTGATTGCTAAGTATCTTATGCTGCAGAAGCGTTTAGCTCAGACTAAGAGTTGGATCAAGGAGCTGAACGAAGAGACAGGCAGAGTACACGGGTACGTTAATCCTAATGGTGCCGTGACTTCTCGTATGACTCACTCACATCCTAACATGGCCCAGATTCCAAGCAGCAACTCACCCTATGGTACTGAGTGCAGGTCTTGTTGGACTGTACCCAAGGGCTATAAGCTTGTTGGCATTGATGCTTCTGGCTTAGAACTACGAATGCTTGCACACTATTTAAATGACGAGGGCTACACAAATGAAATCCTTAACGGAGATATACACACCACAAATCAAACTCTTGCAGGACTTGAATCTCGAAATCAGGCAAAGACTTTCATCTATGCACTCCTCTATGGGGCCGGAGATGCAAAGCTTGGGTCTGTGGCTGGACGAGGCAGAGCTGCTGGTAAAGGACTTAGACAACGCTTTTTTGATAATCTCCCATCATTCAAAACTCTTACGGATGGAGTACAACGAGAAGCTAAAAGCGGATTCGTTAAAGCATTAGACGGTCGCCGACTTACTGTACGCTCAGCTCACGCAGCTTTGAACACACTGCTGCAGGGTGCTGGTGCTATCGTAATGAAGAAGGCTTTAATAATATTGGAAGGCTATATCAAGGAGCGTAAGTTAGACGCACGGTTTGTTGCTAACGTACACGATGAGTGGCAGATAGAATGTCTTGAAGCTCATGCAGATGCAATAGGTAAGGCGGGCGTTGAAGCTATCATCCAAGCTGGTCTTGAACTTAATCTTAATTGTCCGCTAAATGGAGACTACAATGTTGGAAACAACTGGAGTGAAACACACTGATAGAACACTAGAAAATAAAACACGAATGACAATCAAAGGAGGAAGGTATCGGGTTGGTAACGCCAACCACCCACACCACACTCTGTACAAAGATGAGGGTTTTACTTCTGTGTTTAAAGCAATGGGCTTAATTGAGAACACAGCTTTTAAAATCAAACAAGAAGTCTTAGCGATGTACAACGAGTACGCTGAGGGCTATGTCTACGTCATCTCTAACCCCGCGTGGGAAGGGTGGTTCAAAGTTGGGATGGCTGTCGATGCGTATGATAGATGTGCGCAGTATCAGACCTCTTCGCCTTACAGAGATTATGTAGTAGAATACTGTAAGTACTTTGAAGACAGAAGGAAAGCAGAGAGTTCTGCACACGCTTTGTTAGAAGGTGTAGAGCAGCGGGGCGAGTGGTTCAACGCAGAGCTAAGCGTCATAAAGAATAAAATTAAAACAATAGAAGGCGCGTAGAGATGCACTTAAATGATTTAGTACCTGACATCTACAAGGAGCTAGAAGCTCTTTCAAACGGTGAGGCACTTCCGCTAACCGAAGAAGAGATTGATAGGACTATTGCAGGCATGCGAGAAGCTTTAGTTTCTTGGGCAACACCCCGGAAACGAGATACTAACTTTACTGTCCGCATGTCCAACGTAGGTAAGCCGCCGCGCCAGTTGTGGTACGAGAAGCGTGATCCAAAAGGGCGTGGAAACATTGATGGCCCAACACAGATCAAGTTCTTGTACGGCCACTTGCTTGAAGAGATTGTGTTGATGTTAGTACGCATGGCAGGCTACCCTGTCACCGATGAGCAGAAAGAAGTTACAGTTGACGGCATCGTGGGTCACATGGATTGCAAGATAAACGGCGAGGTGGTTGATGTTAAGACCGCGTCACGTTTTGCATTCAACAAGTTTAAAGAAGGGCGCTTAGCACAGGACGATCCGTTTGGTTACTTGGGTCAGCTTGCAGGCTACGAAGCAGCAGAAGGCACAGAGGCCGGAGGGTTCTTGGTGTTGAACAAAGAGAGTGGCGAGCTGTGCATGTATGTCCCTGACGATCTGGACAAGCCCAACATTAAAGCGTCTATTAGTCAACTGCTTCCTGCGCTAGAGCTTGATGTTCCTCCTGCAATTTGTTATGCTCCAGTACCAGATGGGAAGAAAGGCAACATGAAGTTAGCCAAGGGCTGTAGCTGGTGCAAGTACAAGTACGAATGCTTCAAAGACTCTAATGGTGGGCAGGGCTTGAGAACATTTAAATATTCAAACGGCTACACACACTTAACCGAAGTAGTAGCAGAACCTAAAGTGGAAGAATTTCTATGAACAGAAGACGCAGCAAACGCATAGCGCGACACGCAGAGAGCCTCCTTGTAGTGTGGCTTAAAGGGCTTCTAAGCGATGAAGAGGCAGCGAAGATAAACATAGGCAACTACAAGTCTAAGATGCCTGAGCAGACTCACTACATGGCTCAGCGAACAGTGTACTTGAATGCCTATCACCCGAAGTGGTTGAAGAAAAAAATAAACCAACTGCTGCTAATCTACCCGCGCCTTGCAGTAGAGGACATTAACTTGGAGATGGTCACATGGAAAGTCAACCAACGTCCAGTCAGCTCTCACTAGAACAGATGATCATTGCAGTAGGTAGCTTCCTTTATAATTCTAATTCATCTATTACTGATATTGACGCTGAGTTTCTAAGGGACTTAAAGCTAGTCATCACAGCAGAACTAGAGCGAAGAGAGGAGACACTACATTGAAAAAGGTAAAGCGGGGCTACCGCAAAGCAAGAGTCAAGCGGCCAGTAGAGAAAGACATAGTTAAAGGTTACGACTCTAACTGGGAATACGAATTACACTCAGGCATTCTAGATTCATGGAGCTTTCATGTTGATAAGGTTTCTTACACAGTTGACCACAAGTACGAGCCAGACTTTGTAAGAGAGGTTGACGGGAAGAAGATACTACTCGAAGCCAAGGGAAGGTTCTGGGACTTTGCGGAATACAGCAAGTACGTTTGGATAAGCAAGGTGTTGCCGGATGATGTTGAGCTAGTGTTCTTGTTTGCTAACCCCAGCGCACCGATGCCCCAAGCTACTAGGCGCAAAGACGGAACGAAAAGATCTCACGGAGAGTGGGCAAGCTCCAAAGGATTTAGATGGTATAGCGAAGATAGTATACCGGACAGTTGGATTAACACAGACAAGCGAGAAACTTTCGATGACTGAGATAGAGTATGGAAAAGATGAAAGAAGAGACAGGTACTTACGCAAAAAGAAGAAGAAGCTTAAACGGTCTGAAGCAGTACTATCAAAACATGCTAACGCAGAGCCTTTTAAACGCTCTCGACAACTTCAAGACAGAGGATTGGACTATGAGTATTAATAACGCAACACCAGCAGACTGGAATAGATTACGAAGGCAGCATCCCCCGGTAGAACGTAAGCCCCAGATAGATGAGTCCTTAATGAAGGTATACCTAGACTTAGCGGACAAAGAACGCATAGAGTATGAGGTTAAGTGGGTAGACGAGTCGCTGGAGGAAATAATTGCTAGGGAAGAGCTTGAGGCGTACATCTTTGATGATGAAGAAGACGTAGTTAACAACCCTGACCACTACAACACAGGCAACGTAGAGTGTATTGAAGCCATCGAAGAGTCGATGACTCCTGAAGCTTTCAGGGGCTACCTCAAGGGCAACTGCATGAAGTACTTATGGCGTTATAGCTACAAAGGCAAACCTGTTGAAGACCTTCAGAAGGCTCAGTGGTATTTAGCTAAGCTCTTACAAGAAGAAATCTTTGAGGCAGAAGGGTAATGCGAGAAATACTGAGTAACAAGATGCGAACACCTGATGGTACAGTGTTGCACTCAGCTCATCGACACGACTACGTGACGCATACAGACGCTAACGGTAAAGAGTATATGTTAGATGGTGGTTGG